AAAGCGTGTATACGTGAATAGCGTATCGAGGGTTCGAATCCCTTCCTCTCTGCCACAGATAATTTTAAAAGATTTACGAATCTTTAGAACGCAATAAAAAAGCCAGTAAATATCAAATATTTACTGGCTTTTTTGTTTGTCTAAAATTAAAAGGCTTTCTATTCGTTTTAAATCTTTTTTGTGTTTTTGTGTTATTTTATTTGTTATTGAGTGAATTATGGACTGAAAATGCCGAAAATCGTAACACCATTAACGCTGGCTCAAGTTAAGGCAGCAAGGGCAAAGGATAAGATTTATAAGTTACCTGACGGGGGTGGGCTTGCTCTTTGGGTATTGCCATCGGGGCGGAAGTCATGGCGAATGCAATGTAGATATGATGGCAAGTCTGATACTTTAACGTTAGGCTTGTATCCTGAATACAGCCTTGCAGATGCAAGAGCATGGCGTGAAGAAATTTTGCAGAAAATCCGCGAGGGGAAAAATCCTAAAATACTATCTGATGATGTATCGGCTAGGTATCGTTTTGAAAATTGCTTGGTTGAATGGTTTGAAAGATGGGTGCGCGGCGGCGGAAAAGTTGGCAAGGGAAAATCTGAGCGGTACGCTAAAAACGTTTTATCGGCTTTGGAACTGAACATTGTCCCTGTTTTTAAAGGTCGTGACATTCGCACTATAAAGACTGCTGAAATTGTAGATGTACTACGGAAGATGGAACAGCGCGGCGTGCTTGAGTATCTGCGCCGGGTAAAAGGTAGTTTGAATTTAATGTTTGATTATTATGTCGCAAGCGGAGTTATTGAAAGTAATCCTGTTGCTGTTATTGGGAAACAGGTTTTTGACAGACCTCAAGAGCGACATTTTGCCGCCCTATCACCTAAAGATTTACCGTTATTAATTGAAAAAATAGAAACAACTGATGGAATTGGCGAGCGTGCAAGGTTATTAATATATTGGCAGCTTCTAAGTATGACTAGGCCGTCAGAAGCTGTTGGTACTATGCTTTCAGAGTTAGATTTATCGCGCGCTATATGGGAAATTCCAATTGAACGGATGAAAACAAGAGCGCATATTGTCCCATTATCCAGTGCGTTGTTGCAGATTTATCGTGAAGCCATGAAGCTTAATGTAAATGGTATTTATCTGTTTGAAGGTGCTGGATATAAAAAGCATCTTGATCGTGAAACGGTACGGCTAAAATTACGTAGAAAAATGGGATTAGATACAACTGCTCACGGTTTAAGAAGTCTTGCGAGAACATATTTGAGGGAGGTTCACAAGATAAGACGTGATGTCGGTGAGCTGTTATTGTCACATGGTATTGCAGACAAAACTGAACGCGCATATGACCGCTCAGAGCTGATAGATGAGAGACGTGAGGCTTTAGAGCTTTGGGGAAATGACGTGATGAATTTGCGTAAAAAATACAGATTAAGTAAATGAGAAAAGGCCGTCTGGACTTGAATTTTCAGGCAGCCTTTTAAAGTGTGCATAATTAAGCATAAAAATGCGTATTTTTGCATAAAACTGCATAAAAAAGCCAATACAGAAATTCTAGCAAAAGCTCTGTAAATATAAGGGTTGGAGCTTAATCATGCTTTGCATAAAAAAACGCACGCGAGCGAGCATCGCAGGCGTGGAGGGGGTGCGCGGAAGCTCCGCTACGGCGGCGGATGTAAAAAAATCCACCTGATTTTTTTCAGGTGGATTTTCTGTTTTAGGCAGTGTTTTAAGCAGCAACGGTCAAGGAGTACGGCTTAAACTTGAATACCTCTGCCCCAAGTTGGTCATTTGCCTCAAGGAAAGCTGCCTGAATCGGCGCGATCTCATTTGCTGCGAATACCTCAGCCGCTGTACGAGCATCACCGAGGCCGCCGGCAGCTTGAGGAACGACACCCATCAGGGCTGGAGGAACGCGGTGAATGGTGAGCATATCTTGGGCGGTTGTATTCTTGATATTGATGAACTCATCTTTAGCGGCAACTTCTGATATTGGTATCAGCTTGATACCATCTGGAGAGCCACTGGGCGAACGCAGGAAAACATTTTTAAAATTGCCTTCACGTTGCGCGGCTTTAAACTGGTTTTTAAGTTGGTCCCAATCTGTCTGATTTAAATTGTTGTCAGTAGCGTAAACAATAAAACCGGCATGGCTACCATTATCGTAGTATCGGCGGCGAAAGGTTGTAGCCGACTTATTAAGTTCCGCCGAACTCATCCCGGCAAGATAGTCGGGAATGCCATAAACCTCTTGAGATAAATCAGGCTGCATTAAATGAACAATATCAGTTGCCGGAATAAAATCAGCATCGGTAGCAAGATGATGGCGAAGATAGAAGTAGCCATCTTTCTTCGAGGCTCTGCGCATATATAAGCCAAGACGGTTTTTCAACGTAAGAGGTTGCCCAAGCCGATTGCGTTCGACTTGTAAATAACCATTACCCAATACCAAGAAACCGAATGCCAGCTTTTTAAACTCCCCACGGCTTAACCATTTTGACGGAATAAACGTAGCTGCCAAAACATTGAGCTTGCATTGAAGCGCACTCGCATGATGAATGCCGGTGCGCATCAGTCCAGCCAAATCAGATAAATTTACAGGAGGCTCATAGTATTGACCGTTGTCCACACATTCCCATAAGTCCGCCAACCAAGTGAGACGATCATCATCACCCCATTTGAAAACCTCAACATCAAACTGATTTTTTTCACTCATTACTAAATCCTCAACTATCAATCTCAACACGACCACTTGCAGTGCCGTCTAAAGGTTCTTGGAAAAACAACATCATTGCTGCCCAGGCAAGGTCGCCGTGGCTGGCATCTTTACTTCGGACGGATTCATAAGTCGTATATTTACCGCTTTTGGTTGAAGTACGGCGTACGGAAAGGAAAGCCATCTGAATATCAAGGTCGCCACTATCCCACTCAACCCTGCCATTTTTAATAAGATTCTGCATCTTGAGTACCATCAAGCCTTTGATGTCGGGCGTGTAAGTCATACATACCGTGGATGGAAAAAACTTCTTAACCAAATCGGCAACCGCAACGCCAATGCCATTAGTATCAATCACAATCTTCTGCACGTTATAAACATCAAGGAGTTTGCGTATAAAGGCTGCCTGGCTCTCAAAGTCCGCCCCTTGTAAAAGATTTTTTTGCACAATACAAAACTTATCCCGATTATGAGTTGGTGCAGTTGCCACAATTAAACCGGCAGCATCGCCAGTGTAAGAAGGGTCGTATCCAATCCAAACAGGAGCATTGCCGCAAGGCCGGGCAGAGAAATCTTTATACCAATCCGCCCAAGTGTCCCATGAGTCAACCCCGCATTTTTGCAATTCAGCAAAAGTAAAAACCGAATCCCCATCAGGCATAAATTGACATTCGAACAACTGCGCGAATTTATCGGGCGAATTGCGCCGGCGCAAATAATCCAAGTCAAACAAATTACATCCCGACTCAAGCGCATCATGGATAGTTACAATCTGCCGCCACTGCGCATCGGCATCCAATCTCCCTTTTTTTAAAGCCGAATGGCTCAAATCTAGCGCAATATGCTCCGAGCGTGGTCGCCCATCGTTGTAGTCTGTCCCACTCCAAAAACCATACGCAGGATGAGCCTCGCTAGATGGCGTGCTGAAAAAAGTCGTTTTCAAGTGTTTTTGCGATGCCATTGGCTCAGCCAATGTTTGCAGCTTCTGAAAATCAGGGATCCAAAAGTATTCGTCCACATACAAATTACCGTTTCGCCCCTGTGCTGTGCGGCTGTTGGTCCCTAAAAAATACAGCTCTGCCCCATTGTGCAATTGAACCGAATCACCGCCTTTCAATTCAACATCGACCATCGCCGCAAGGTTGAAAATGTACTGTCTGAATTGATAAGCCTGAGCGCGAGAGGCTGACAAGAAAATCGAATTAATGCCCGTTTTGAGAGAATTTAAAAACGCCTCACGCGAAAAATAAAAAGTCGCCCCGATTTGGCGGCTTTTTAAGATATTTCTAAAACGCTGATTTTGATATTGCTGGTTCCAGTATTTTTGATAACCAAAACTTTGATCTACAAAAATCTCACTCATACGGCGTATTTGCTCAGGATGTAAGAAATTCTTATGCGGCTTTTCCGTCCGTACATCTTTTGCATCACGTCCGCGAGAGTTTCGTTCGCGCGGTGGATTATCGATAGTCGGAACATTTTCAACCAAGCCCTCAGCAAACTTCTTCTCACTTTGACCTTCTGGCCGAATCTCAGATTGCTTAGATGCAGAGCCTTGAATCAATCCCGAAAGCTGGCGAATCTCCTTATAGTCGCCGTCTGATTTCTTGGGTAAATGAATCAGCTGTATCAGTCGAGCTTCAACGGAAGCAGCTATCCGTTGCATAGGCGTGCCGCCATCCCAGTTCTCTCTTTGCTTCCAACTATGCACAGTCGCCGGCTTAATCCCCAGATGTCGACCAATGGCAGAGATACGCCAGCCCTGCCAATACAAACTGCGTGCAACAGTCCGAGGGTCAATATTCGCCGCAATTTCCACCTGATTTCTTTTTTCCATTTATTTAAAGCAATTAGTAAACACAAGCGTATTTTCAGGCCGTCTGAAAAAGAGAACATTGCTCTGCAAACCTTAAAAACGCACTAAGGCGGAAAGCAGATTGTCAAGGATTGGTCTTGGGGCAAAATAAAGACTTTAGTAACGGTTTCGCCAAAGAAGTCATTAATTATGAGTATTAAAGATAAATGGTTTTGTATCGGCCAAAGCGGACCTACGGTTGATGGCCGTGAAATCGCATCTGACGATTTGGTACAAGCTGCCGAATCATACAACCCGAATACCTACACCGCAGTTTTAAATGTCGAGCATTACCGACCATTTTTCCCTAAATCAGAACTTGGTGGCTTAGGTTCGGTGATTGAATTAAAAGCCGAGACAGAAAACAGCGTGACAAAACTCTATGCCCGTCTTGATCCGACTGCAAAAACCCAGCAAATGATGAAAGACCGAGAAAAAGTCTTTACATCGATGGAGTTGCAGAAAAATTTCGCCAACACAGGCAAAACATATCTGATCGGCTTGGCGTTGACCGATAGCCCGGCATCTTTAGGTACATCAATGCTTAAATTTACCGTTGCGGCTGACCAGCAAGAAATCCTGTCAAATTACACCGAAATGGAAGAAAAAATGTCAGAAAAACAAACAATCTGGGGCAAATTGCACGACGCCATGTTTACCAAGCCTGCCGCTCCAAAAAATGAAGAAGGTCAAGAGCCGAAAGTAACTGAAGATGCGAAAGGCAAGCCTGAAGAGAAACAAGAGTATTCAGCCTTGCGTCAAGAGTTGGAGCAAGCCGCAAAAGTGGTGGCCCAGCTGGTTGACGACAACGAAAAATCTGCCGCTGCATTTGCCGCACTGAAAGAAGATTTTGAAAAGTTCAAAGCACAAGTTGAAGTTACGCCGGTAAATGCCCAGGCACCTCATTTGGGTGGTGCAACCAAACCAGTATCAGAATTTTAAGGGTGAAAAATGCATAAATACATCAGTCAATACATCAGCGCGGTCGCCGCAGCAAACGGCGTACAAAATACAGCCGATCAATTCAACGTTACTCCGTCTGTATCGCAAAAAATGCGCGAAAAAGTCCGCCAAAGCTCCGCATTTTTGCAAAAAATTAATATGGTCCAAAAGACAGAAATCGCCGGCGAAATCGTAGGTATTGGCGCAGGCTTGAACGCAAGCCGTACTCAAACGGACTCAACAGGCGAAAGCAAAGCACGCAAACCAAAAGCTGTACATACCAAAACTGGCCGTAAGTATCTGTGCGAAAAAGTCAACTTCGACACAATGATTCCATACGATGATATGGACCAATGGTCAGCCCATACAAACTACATTGAGTTGGTTAATAGCCAAATCGTCAAATCCAAAGCACTGAGCTTGATTGCCATCGGCTTTAACGGTATCAAATCATCGCCTGATTCAGATGCCGGTCAAAATCCATTGTTGCAAGACATCAAAAAAGGCTGGCTGCAACAGTTGCGTGAAGGTGCGCCTGAAAACGTGATGGGTTCAAGCAGTCAAGCAGTAGATGTTGGTCCTTCGGCTAAATACAAAAATCTTGATGCCATTGTAGTTGATGCCTGCAATGAGTTGATTGATGATGAATTTGCCGAACTGCCGGATATGGTCGTAATTTGCCATCGCACATTGCTGGGCGATAAATACTTTGCCGTAACCAATGAAGCAGGTCAAAAAGCAACCGAGCAAGTCGCTGCTCATGCCATTACGGCAGCCAAACGTGTCGGCGGCCTCACTGCCATCGCGGTGCCGTATTTCCCGAAAAAAACAATGCTCATCACGCCACTGTCGAATTTATCGATTTATTTCCACAAAACAGGTCATCGCCGCGAATTGATTAACGAGCCGCGCTTTGATCGTATATCCGACTACCAATCAGAAAACATCGACTACGTTGTCGAAGAGTTTGGCGCGGCCGCATTGATTGAAAATATCAAGATTGCCGAGTAAGTAATGAATGCCGTCTGAAATGAAAGTGGTAACCAGTCTGTGAAACAGTGGGGAAGTAATTTCAGACGGCATTAATGGAGAAAAAAATGACATCACCAGCTCGTGCTCATAAGCAGGCCGTTTTGGCCGCAAAAAACGCCGATATCGATTTATCCGCAGCCGAACCATACCAACGTTTGCAGTATCAGCTCGCACAAGATCGCCGAACATTATCAGGTATTAAAGGCATTGCCGACAAAATCTCAGCAAAACGTCAAATGATTGATAAATACCGCGATTGGTTAAATGAGGTGCATGAGAGCGGTAAAGCGCAACCGACAGATACCGTTTTCACTACCGCATTATTGTGGTTGATTGATATCGGCGAAATCGAAACCGCCGTGCCTTTGGCGGAATTTGCCATTGAGCAGAACATGATTGTCTCAGACCAATATCAACGCGATTTAAAAGACTTGATGTTTGAAGAAATCGCCGAACAGCTCGCATCCGGTGCTGAATTGTCAGCAGAAGCTGAAACACGCCTCATTAATAAGCTGGTTGCGGTTGACCATGAAACAGGCTTACACGAACTCAACGTCATGGATCCAATCCGTGCCAAGTTCTTGAAAGCCTGCGGTGAACGCGCCGAAGACACTGATCCGGCTCGTGCTTTGGATTTGTACGAAAAAGCTATTGAATATTTCAGTAATGTCGGCGTGAAGAAACGCATTGAGTCCCTCAAAAAGCAACTGAACATCGAAAGCAAGTAACCTCTCCCCTCACGGGAACGGCCGCCGCTGTCCTGTCTGTCATGTAAACGCATTGCGCTAATTGTCAGCCTGCGGCAAACGGGAAAGGCCGTTTTCCTTTTCTTAAAAGTATCAAATGTCATTAGTTTTTGCCGATAGCGATGAACAAGGCCGTCAAGAGTACGGGCAATCAGAAATCATTAGTGGGGCATTTTGGCCGCGTATTGATTTATCAGAGTTGCGCAATGTTATGCGCATTGATACCAATGTCAGTTCGAGCCGACTGTATCACGCTGCAATTGATGGAGTTGCCCATGTGAATGGACAGTTACAGGCTTGGAAAAAACAGGCGCAGCAAAACAGCTTCAGCTCACTACATGAGTTGGACGATCCTGAAGACTATATCAATGGCGAATCTGTCCGTGTCTCTTATTACCGGCGCGCCGTCTATTGCTACACAAAGGCGATTCTGCTTGAAACGTGGGCCGATGCCGAAGCAACCGGCAAAAGTGGAGAGCGTGCAGAAGCAAAACAAAATCAGGCCGAAGACTATCGCCGAGAAGCGCATTTTGCTGTTGCATCATTGATGGGTAAAAGCCGCTGTGATTCTGAGCTGATTTAAGGCTATAAAAATGGCAAAAATCAACACGATTATTACTAAAGAGGGAGATACTGCCGCCGGTATTACTGCCGCATTTTATGGCAGTTCAAAATACATTGTAGATGTGCTGGCGGCTAATCCTGAGGTAAACCTGTATCCCCTACTCCTGCCGGCCGGATTAAAAGTTGTTATGCCTGCCGTAAATACTGCTGCAGTTGCTGTCATCAAAACAATAAGCCTATGGGATTAAAAAAACGTCATGCAATCCGATAAAACCACCACTGCCATCAACGCCGCCGTGATTGTTATTGGCAGTTATCACGTCCACGCCTCAGTTGCATTTGGGGCATTAATTGGTGCAAGTCTATTTGTTCTGAGCCAAAAAACATATGGGTCAATTTCGAAAGCATGGCTGTTTGCCGTCTCATTTTGCGGCGGTATTTTTGGCTATGACTCAGCGGAAGAAGTTTTGAACTGGGTAATCCCCGGTGATTGGCTTCATATCAACTCATTTACGTCTGCCGCATTATCTTCTGCCCTGCTTGTACTGGTGCTGCAAAAGCTGATGACCATTGTCAACGGATGGCCTAGAAAGGAGTAAGGATGGATAAAGTACAGACAACTGCCGTTATTGTTTTGGCGGCCACAGCCGCCGCCAGAATCATTATGTTTGATACCCGTGGGAAAACACACAAGCCATTATCATCGGCGATTGCCTATATTACTTTTGTATGGCTTGGCTCACTCGCATTCTGTGCCGCTTTTGGCTTGAAGTGGCTGGCTATTTGGCTGCTTATATTTGGGCTTGCCCTGCATACCGGCGCAGTAGTTTGGGCAGGTGGCAACATCAATAAAATTCATCCAGCAAAGAAAAGAGAGTAAAGCATGAGTAAACTTATTTGCCTGACAGCCGGCCACAGCAACACTGACCCAGGCGCAGTCAACGGGTCTGACCGTGAAGCCGATTTGGCGCAAGATATGCGCAATATCGTGGCTAATATCCTGCGCAATGATTATGGTATGACAGTGAAAACAGATGGCAAAGGCAAAGGGAATCTGCCACTGGCAAAAGCCATTACCCTTATTCGTGGCTCTAATATTGCGGTCGAATTCCATACGAACGCGGCGGCCAATAAAACGGCCACAGGTATTGAGGCTCTCAGCCTGCCGCGCAATAAAGCTGCCTGTCAAGCAATCAGTAATGCCGTTGCGGCGGTTACAGGATGGCGATTGCGCGGTGAATCAGGATTTAAACCGGACAACGCCGGTCAGCATTCCCGCCTTGCCTATGCCCAAAACGGGGGCATCGTATTTGAACCATTCTTTATCAGTAATGATAAAGACCTTGCCGAATTCAAACAAAAAAAATGGACGATTTGCCGCGCTATCGCTGATGCGATTGCAAAGCTCGTGTAAGCATTATGAAAATTAAAATTACCTTAGCTTTGGTTGCAGTAGTTTTGATTGAATTGTTGGTTATCATCATGCAGGTCAAAATCAGCCATGCGCGTGCCGCCAAAATTGACAACCTGCAAAATCAGCTGAATCAGGCAAATGCCGATGCGCAGCAGAGCCGAACTCGTACCCAAGCCTTACAAGCCGAAATCGACAAACTAAACCAAGCGGCGGCAGTAAAGTCTGCCGCAGTTTCTGCTGCCGTGGCTAAAAATCCTCAGTGGGCAAATCAAGAGCTGCCTGCTGATGTGGCCGCAGCAATTAATCAACAATAGAGCATCAAATGAAAGAAGCCTTTTTTGCCGTTTTAATGTTTGCATGGTTGTTGGTTGGGTGTGCAAAACCTACTGCGCCCAACCCAGTATCATCATGTCCACCTGTGCCACAATGCCGTGTGGATGTTGGTCAAATCACTACCAATGCCGATTTGTTGCATGGATTTACTGCCTATCGAGCTGCATACAATGCCTGTAAAGCATATCGTGATGCACTGGCGGCTTGCGTGGGTCAGCAATAGTTTGTCTGCCGTCCAAGAAAGCCTGAAATGACTGATATATTTGATAGAGCTGCCGAATTGGAACAAAAGCAGCGAGATTACTGGCTTTTAAAGCACAAAGAGCAGTTTGACCCTACTCCGTCGGCGTATGAATGTGAAGAGTGCGGTGAACCAATATCAGAGGCGCGCCGTCAAGCTGTCAGCGGTTGCCGATGTTGTATAAGTTGCCAAGAGGAGATTGAGAAATATGGAAAAACCCGTTTCACTCCGTAAGGCAATCCAAGATGCCTTACCAGAATTAGCGATGCACCCGGACCGCTTGCGGATTTATATCGATGGCGGTGAGATTAAGCCAAATCGTGGCACGTTGAGTCATGCCGTTTCTTACACGCTCAATATTATGGCTTTAGAGTTGGCAGAAGATAAGCTGACACGGCTTAATATCGCAGTAATTTATTGGTTACAGCGTAATCAGCCCGATATACTCGAGCCGGGAACAAACGGTAATAAAGCCTACACTTTTGAAGCTGAGCCAATCGATTCAGATACTTGGGATGTGTTGATTCAGCTTCGCCTGACAGAAAATATTCTTGTCCGTCTTGATGAAAAAGGCCGTCTGAACTTCAAGACCAAAAAAGAGCCTCAATACGATAGCGATATGGTATTGGGAGACTTTGCCGATGCGCTTGGCGTGGTCAATGATAAACAGGTGGGTTGATGAGATGGATGATGGTCTTAATAATTTCATTCAAAGCGTTGATGCCCTGATAAAAAACCTCAGCCCTGCTGAGCGCAGTGCCATGTTGCGCACCATATCGATTGAGGTCCGCAAACGAAACGCTGCCCGTGTTCGTGGAAATATTCAGCCTGACGGCTCTCCAATGGCAGGAAGACAGGGTGATCGTTGGAAAATGCGAGGCTTAAGAAATGGAGAGGCTCTCCTAAAAGGTAAAAAGTTCAATTACTTTAAACAAAGGGATTTGGCTTTGGCATATATTCGGCAGGAGGGAGAGAAAATCATTGGCCGGAAAGAAGGAGAGCCAAAAAAAATGAGTGGGTATCTTCGTGAAAACATTTACTTTGATGGGCGCAACAATAAAAAAGCGCGGATGTTTCAGAAAATATCACGCCCTAAATACCTGCGTAGCAAGAACACTTCCAATGAAGCAATTATTGGATTTTTGGGTGATATTACTGCGAAAATTGCTGCCGAACACCATTACGGTGACAGCCGTAAAAATCTGACAAGCCGTGAATTGGTAGGATTGTCTGATTCGGATTTATCTTACATTGAGACTGAGATTATTAAATCCGTAGCAAAGGGAATTTAAACTAAAAATAAGGCCGTCTGAAATCAGGCGGCCTTTTATTTCGCGCTGGAATCTTAAAATCACACTAAAGAATCAATCAAATTTACATGAAAAGCGCATGGGGAAATAATAGCCACGCGATTAAGCCATTTTGCCATTTAGCTCCTGACAGCCGGAAAGACGGCACCGAGCCGCCGTCTGCCGTCCCCAGTCGGCGGCTCAATCAATATAAGGACTTTATTTTGCTGGAAGAACGAATTGTACAAATTTTAAGCCGCCCATTGTTTTTCTGCGGTCTGTATTATCGCCGCGTACTAGTTGCCTATGACAGCGGACCTTGTGGCGAAAGAAGAATCGAATTTAAGACAAGAGCTGCGGCGGAAAAATGCCGTGTCGGAGATAAGGTTATTTTATGACACAACGCCAAATCGAGAATTTAATCAAAATTGGCACGGTAGCAGAAGTCGATCCGAATAAAAACCGTATTCGTATGAAGCATGGAGGATTGACGACAGACTGGTTGCAATATTTTGTCCCTGCCGCCGGTGGTGTATCCGTCTGGCGTTTGCCATCTGTCGGAGAAATGGGCGTGGTATTTAGCCCTAGCGGAGAGACAGAGAATGGGTTTGTCATGGTAGGTATCGCATCGGATTCATTCCCGTCCCCGTCATCAAGCCCTAATGAGACTGTTATTAAATTTCCAGATGGCGCAAAAATAAAATATGACCATCAATCAGGCGCACTCAAAGCGGAAGGTATCAAGACGGCAGATGTTGAGGCATCTGTTCAAGTCACTATTGATACACCAATGACGGCGGTAAAAGGTCAGCTCCACGTGCATGGGTTGCTGACATACAGCGGCGGTATGAGCGGTAGCGGTGGCAGCGGCACAACTATTGAAGGCAGTTTCAATCATATTGGCGAATTTAACAATGAAGGCAAGGTTGTAAGCAATGGCGTTCAGCTTGACGATCACGATCATCCTGACCTGACATCAGGCGGTAATACAGGGAAACCAAACAAATGACAAATGCCGAGACTGGTCAAGGAATGCCTCTTAAGGAGCATATTGCGCAGAGTATTAAAAACATCCTATTCACCCGTATTGGCAGCCGGATTATGCGCGAAGACTACGGCTCGATATTGCCATATTTGATTGATATGCCGCTGATTCCGCCGGTTGTACTGGCTTGTCAGCAGGCGGTTGTTTCTGCGCTTGCAGCGTGGGAGCCGCGCGTAAAAATCGAAGCTGTCCGCTTTGATGCAGAAAGTGCGGCAGAAGGCCGTCTGAAAATATGGCTGGAAACCGTCATCGTATCGAGCGGTGTAAAAGAAACATTTGAGATTGCAGATATTTAAATGGCAAAGATTACCGACTTATCAAAAATCCCCCCTCCTGAAGTAGTGAAGCAGCTTGACTATGAGGCGATTTTGGCTGCGCGAAAAGAACGGTTTATCAATGAATATCCATCTGAAGAGCAGGAATATTGGCGCACGGTATTGGCTTTAGAATCCGAGCCGGTAACAAAGCTTTTGGAAGAGTGTGCGTACGCAGAACTGTTGTTTAGACAGGAGTTGAATGAATCGGCTCAGTCTTTAATGCTGGCCTATGCCAAAGGGTCAGATTTAGACCAGATTGCGGCAAACTACGATATTGAACGCTTGGTAATACAAGCTGCTGACGATACCGTTAATCCTCCTAAAGAAGAGATTTTAGAGTCGGACGAAGCCTTGCGCCGCCGCGTGCAAGAGGCGTTTGAGGTTTTATCGACTGCTGGCCCTGAAGCGGCTTATATCAATTTGGCACGTCGTGCCGATGGTTCGATTAAAGATGTGTCCGCCGTCAGTCCATCCCCTGCTCATGTTGTAGTGACCGTTTTAGGCCATGCCGAAACGGGTGCGGTTGAGAAAGCGGTATTGGATAAAGTGTCAGATGCAGTAAACGCTAAACACCGTCGACCAGTCGCAGATCGTGTAGAAGTTAAAGCCGCAGAGGTGCTGGAGTATCGAGTTGAGGCAACGCTAAAAATGTATGCCACTCCAGACTATGTGCCGATTTTGACAGAAGCGGAAGCGGCTTTGAAAAAAGCAGTTGAGGAAAACTTTTTAATCGGTCGAGATGTATCACTCTCTATGATTTACAAGGCTTTGCGCGTTGAAGGCGTGCAAGACGTTGCCATTGCTCAGCCAGCAGCAAATATTGCTATATCGCCCACTCAGGCAGCCCGTTGTGTAGGTATTACCGTGAATTGGGGCGGTTGGAATGAGTAATTTCAAATGGCAATACCATCAAAATACTGCCCAGCCATCAAGTAAAACTGAGCTGGAGCATAAACTCTCGCGCTCACAAATTTACCCTATCCCTCATCCTATTCGTGACCTGTGGAATCCGCAGACCTGCCCTTTACATCTGCTGCCCTACTTGGCTTGGGCAAGAAGCGTGGATTATTGGTCAGATGAATGGCCTGAGCAAGTGAAGCGCGATGTGGTTGCTGCCGCGTATTACAACCATAAGCATAAAGGCACGATTTCCGCGCTTGAGCGTGTCGCCTCAATTTTCGGCTTGAAAATAAAAATTACCGAATGGTGGCAGGCTAATCCTCAAGGCGTGCCGGGTACATTCGGCATCACAGTATTGTCTGAAAACGCCGTCATTGGCGAAGTCGAATTTAAAGAGCTGGTACGGTTGTTTTCGGAAACAAAGCCTGTATCACGCCACATCAGCGGTTTAACGGTTGGTGTCATCACTCGAGGCCGTCTGAATACGTCGGCAGCTACATTGCGCGCCGATACCGTCACTATTTATCCATATATCAAGCCAATTATTTCAATGCCTCCAGCCGGTCAGGTTTCTGCCGCCGCTCAGCGAGTCGAAATTATTACAATCAATCCAAAGGTATAGCATGAATCAACAGTATTACACCATTGTTACCTCAGCAGGTACGGCGCGTATTGCAAAGGCAACGGCATTAGGTACGGTTGTCGGATTAACGCATATGGCTGTGGGGGATGGCGGCGGTAAAGCAATCATACCGTCAGCCGATATGGTATCGCTTAAGCGCGAAGTTTATCGGGCAAACGTCAACCTGTTAAAGATTGATGAAAATAACCGAAATCAAATTATTGCAGAATTGCTGATTCCAGAAGAAGAAGGGGATTTCACAATTCGTGAAGTGGGTTTGTTTGCAGCCGATGGTACATTGATTGCTGTCGGTAATCTGCCTGACAACTACAAGCCGCGTGCAAATAGCGGGACAGCAAGTCAGCAGATTGTGAGAATGGTTATCCAAGTGGATAACACCGGAGCCGTTGCGTTAAAAATTGATCCTGCTGTGGTATTGGCAACACGCGAATTTGTTGAAACATATGTAAAAAAAATGTTTGACACACGCGGTTTTAAAACTGGGACAACGTTTGTTAAAACATTTTCAGGCCGCTCTGAATTTGTAGCTGCCGCCCCATCGCTTACTGAGATGAAAGATGGGCAATGTGTCATTGTTAATGGCTTGATTTATAAAAAAGACAGTTTGGCAAAAATGATTCCGGATTTACCGGGTTGGCTGCCGGTAAATGAATCATTTGGCCATTATGATGAAAATTATATTGAACCTAAAGAGCCTACTGTTGTCCGCTGTCGATATCGTACCGAGGGTAATAAAAGATGGAATATTACAGAAATCATCAATCCGCGCCCGGGCTGCGTGAAGAAAATACTGCTGGATACTCCAGATAGTCAAAAAAAAATTAAATTACAAAAGTTGCATGAGTATGTAGGAGGTAGTCGGTCTCGTATTCTGTTGAGTTGCGATGGCTGGACGACTCCGCCGGTTGATGGGAAGGCGGCTTTACAAGGCTTGCAAATTGTTGATGGCAAAGTACATCGTGACTGGGATACCTCAGATTATGACACTAATGCAGCAGCAGTTTGGCTGCGCAACGGCAAGTTGAAGGCGGCGAAAAGTAAGGATGGAAAAAGCGCAGCAAAATGGGTTGAAGAAGGTGCAGAGTGGACTGCCAGTTTTGCCCGTGGCCCCGTGCTTGTAGAGGATGGGCGTGTTGTTCCAAATACAGACACTTATTTAAGTGCTCGTGCAGCAATCGGTCAGCGAGCCGACCGCAGCCTTGTATTTCTGAATCTTGAAGGCATTAGTGGCTCTTATGGTGCGACCCTGCAAGAGTCTGCTCAAATTATGGTAGATGAGAAATGTGTTATTGCAATTGCCTTGGATGCAGGTGGATCATCGCAGGTTTGGTATGAGGCTGCTTATGCCTGTCCTTCATCGGACGGGAGCTTTCAGGAAGGTCGCGCCATACCATCCGCTATCGAAATTATTGCCGATATTGTCGAGCCATACGATACCGGATGGGTTCCGCTGCCCGTAATCGATGGCGTTAAAGCTGGCAGTAAAGGGCAAGGAGGTGCCGCTATCGCCTACCGTCAACGCGGCGGTGATGTGGAATTAAGACTTGATACGGTCTATTCATTTAAAGCAAACACCGAAACAATCATTACAACAGAGGAATTACCGAAGCGTTTCCGCAATCAGGATTACCGGCCAATTCGTGCAATTGCCTGCGGCTTTGGTGGTGCAGTCGTCCCGTGGTGGAGCGGCACATATATCAGCATCCAGCCGCATAAGGATACTCCGTACACATACGGATATACAGAATGGCACATGCCAAACAGCAAATAACAAATAAAGAGAGAAATCATGTTTTATATTTTTAATTATCGCGGACACTATGCCGAAAAAATGGCGGTAAAGCCGCCGATTTTACCCGAAGGATACTTTTATTTAGAAGCTGGAGATGATATTGGCGAATACCTATATTCAGACGGACGAACCGTATTATCGGTAAACGAGCCACCGCCATCGGAATACCACATTATTAAAGACGGCGGCTGGGTTTTGCCGCCAAACCGTGAAGCAGAGATTTTGAACGAAGCCAAAGCAGACAAAATCATCAGCTTAAATGTTGCGGCGCAAGCGTTTATCGACAGCGCCGCCGGTATCGACAAAATCCCCGAATTTGAAGTGCAAACATGGGTCATGCAGGCAACGGAGGCCAAAGCATGGGCTGCCAATAAATCGGCACAAACGCCGATTTTAGACCAAATTGCCGCCAGTCGAGGCGTACCAGCAGATACATTAAAAGCCGCCGCATTGAAAAAGACTATCGCCTATGAGCAACTGACCGCCTCCATCACCGGCCAGCGACAGGCAATGCAAAGCAAGATTGAGCAGGCGAAAACAAAAGCAGTCTTAGACAAAATTAAAATCGAGTTTAAGATGCCGGAGGCCGTCTGAATGGGCAAAGTTTATTTGGCATTGTACAAGGGGCGAAAACAAATCAAATCGCCCAAAGACCTGATTTATCGCTTCATCGATTGGGGAATCCGAAAGGCAACACGCGGCGAGTATTCTCATTGTGAAATCGCTATTCAGATGCCTGACGGACAGTTTGACTGCTATTCATCATCTTTCCGCGATGGTGGTGTCCGTTGTAAACGTATGGAGTTACCGTCTGACAAATGGGATTTGATTGAGCTGCCAAAGCCTAATCTGAACTATGGGAAAACGATGAAGCTATGGCGTGATACTAAAGGCGCAAAGTACGACCTAAAAGGTGTGCTGTGTACGAAATCAATTTTCCGCCGGTTGAAAATTCAGCAATCAAAAAACAAATGGTTCTGCTCAGAATGGTGTGCGCACGCGTTGGGGTTCAGTAATCCTCATCTATTTACCCCGACTATGATTGCCAATCGTTACGGTTCAGGCTATGCAAAATAAAGACCTACATATCTATCAAGGCGATACTCATCGATTCCGCTTGGATTTATCTTCGAGCGGCTCTCCATTGGACTTGTCAAAAGCGAATCTGTTATTCACCGTAATGACAGTGGAAGGCAGCAAAATATTTCCATCTGTGGCGATTACTGAGCACGGTGTTGTCGTTGATTTTTCTGCAGTGCAGACTGCTGCATTCGATTGGGTTGTAGCGGATTATGATTTTCGCGCCGCTTTTGGCGATGTTGTAAAAACATATTTACGCGGCAAAATACACGTCACGCCGTCGGTTGGTAAATTGATTGCTGGCGATGTTTCAGACGGCCTGCTGCATGATGAAACTGTCGAAATTGCAGTTTCACCGGAATCGGTTGTTATTCATACCGCGAATTCAGAGCCGCTTGATCGCAATGTGATTGCACGTTTGGAAGCAGAAATTGAGGCATTGAGAGGGGAAGTCAAAGCTGCCGAAGAGTCAGAAGAGATTGCAGCCTTATCAGAACGCCTTGATTTGGCTCAGGCGGCAATTGCATCAGCCGGTACGCTTTCGCAGCGATTGACTGACTTGGAAAATGCGCAGAGTCAATTATCTAGCGTTGCCCAAGATTTGGCAGCTCAACGCTTGAAGCTTGAAGGTGCAATAAATCGGGCAGTTCAATCTGATACAGAAGTCACCAATTTGAAGCAGCAGCTTGATGAACTGCGGCAAGCTGTCAATCAGGCAGAAGAATCTGCTGAGATTGAGGAAATCAACAATCAAATCAGTTCCATATTGCCCAAATTAGAAGAGGCTAAACGTGCAGCGGCGGAATCAACGAATCCTGCTGCGCTCGAAGCATTGCGCGCCAAAGTAGCTGAAATGGAGGATGTCGTTCGCCGACAGGGGGAAGCAGCATCAGAAGTAGCGGCTCTGCGCGCTCTGTTGAAAAAGCCAAAACGTGAAAAAATTCACTTGCCTCAAGCCATTTGGGCAGACGGTGGTTATACATGGGCAGAAGTCTCTTTTTCTCAGGAATACACAGATCCGAAGATTCATATTCAATTGGAGCATTTAAAACGCTTGCCGGTATTGTTTTTGACGCTCAACTTATCTGCTAAAACAAGTCGAGGTGTTTTTGTCCGCTCGAATATGGCAAAAGAAAAAATCGATGTTGATTATTCGGTGTATCTCTATGTTGAAGAGATGGCAGATACCTAAAAAGCACGATTAGATTCGGATAATAATGAAAAAACCGAGAAAAAGCGGTAAAAAGTGTTGAATTTTATGAAATTTTAAAAGGTTGTCCTATGTCCCAAGTAAACCGTATGCACGGCGTAACCGCCAATGAATACACAAAGGGTTTGCGCCCTATTGCCGATGTCACCAGCAACATTATCGGTATTGTCGCCATTGCGGACGATGCAGATGAGAATGTATTTCCGCTCGACAAGCCGATGTTTACTACATCTGTTGCCGCTGTAATCGATAAGGCAGGTAAAACCGGCACGTTGTACAAGGTACTCGATGGCATCTTAGACCAAGCGGATGCGCGTGTAATTGTTGTCCGCGTATCCTCAAATAGCGAGGCAGAGGCTCAAAAAACCAACGTTATTGCAGGCGTTAAAGCACTGCGTAAAGCTGCTGCTGTTACAGGCTTTCGCCCAAATATTATCGGCGCGCCCGAGTTGGACGTACAGGATGTGACTACCGAGATGGTCGCCGTGGCTGAGGCACTGGGTGCATTTGTGTACGCATCGTGCGCTACTGAGGATGACTTGGAAGAAGTTAAAACATACCGCAAAAATTTTGGTTCACGTTTCCTCATGTTGGTTGACGGTGATTTCACAAGCTTCAATGATGCTGATGAAAGCACCGGAAAAGCGGCAACAATTGGTCGTATTCTTGGCGCGCGTGCGCGATTGGATGATTCCATCGGCCCGCATAAATCTATCTCAAATACTGAGATTTTAGGCGTGAGCGGTCTCTCAAATCCGCGCTCTTTCGGCTTGCTGGATAAAAACAGTGAGGCAAACACCATCAACAACGCCGATGTCACCGTATTGATTCGTGAGAACGGCTATCGTGTATGGGGTAACCGCACTTGTTCCGAAGACCCTATTTGGGCGTTCGAGCCTACCGTGCGTATGTCAAACCTGATTAAAGAAACCATCGCCACAAGTTTCTTGTGGGCAATGGATAAGCCAATGCATCCAAGCTTGATGATTGATATTTTGATGAGTATCAATGCCAAGCTGAGCGCATATGTTGCTAAAGGCTGGTTGCTTGGTGCCGAGGTACGCATTGACCGTCAAAAAGTCAGCACAGCTCGTGTATCAAGCGGTATTTTCGCATTCGACTACGAATTTACCGTGCCGCCGCCGCTGGAAAATATTGAGTTGAATCAGTATGTGAGCGATAAATTTATTGTCAATCTGACAGATAAGGTTATCGAGTTTGCCAGCAACATGAAACCGACTACCGTATAAAGGTTAAAAAAATATGCAGTTACCGCGTTTACTCAAAAGCTTCAACGTTTTTACCGACGGCCTCAATAAACATGGCGTAACCATGACGGTTAAACGCCCTGCTCTCAAATTCAAAACCGAAGACTATACACCCGGTGGTGTTCCTTTTGAGCTTTCCGCTATTCATGGCGTAGAGAAGCTGGAATTGGAATTGGTGTCTAAAGGTTATGATGTCGAGCTGTTTAAATCTATTTCTCATAAAATTGGCGGCAATCTTGTCCGCTACCAAGGCAGCCTGCATAAAGAAGACGAAGAAGAACACCAAATGCTGTATGGCGAATTTCGCGGCCGCATTGTAGAAGTAGAACCCAGCGAAGATAAAGCAGGCGAAGGTGGGGAACATACGTTTAAGTATGTCTTAACGTATTGGAAAGAATCGGTAAATGGCGAAGATATTATTGAGATTGATGTGATGAATCTGAAATGTATCATTAACGGTCGCGATTACTTCGCCGGTATGCGTAAAAATTTGGGCTTGTAAATAAAGGCCGGCGGATTCGCATTTGAAGTGCAACTTTCCCTAACAGAAAAAGGCCAGTATGCGGTAGCATACGGCCTTT